TCTGGTGGCTCCAGCCCCGCAGCTCGCATGGCGTCTATGAGTTGCGCTTCAGGTGGAGCGACCAGCTTTTCGGGGGACGGTGACCACGGGCCGCCAAGGACTTTTGATAGGTCAGCCATGTGCCACCTTGCGACTTTCCAAATAGTTTGAAAGAGCCAGCAAGACTTTGTGGGTTGGGTTTGCGTTAGGGTTGTCGCGCACCTGACGGATGGTGTTGTAGTGAATGCCCGTAGCCTCTGCCACCTTCATGGGCATTCGGTCAGACAGGGCATCTCGGATTTGTTCAAGCGTCATCATGTTTTTTTACCTTTGTTGAAAATATTTATTGCAATGTGCTCATCTTACCTTAAAAAATAGTTTATGATGCAAGTGCACCCAGAACAGATTTCCTGAAGTGGGTGAAATTAAGGAGAGCCAAGATGGCTATCAATCTGAAGTCAACGGGCGGGCTTACCGCCAATGGAGTGAAGTTGTTGGTGTACGGGCAAGCTGGTGCAGGCAAGACCACGCTGGTCAAGACGTTGCCCAACGTGATCGTGCTAAGTGCCGAGGGCGGTTTGCTGTCCATTCAGGACGCTGACCTGCCTTACATCGAGATCACCAGCATGGAAGACTTGCGCGAGGCGTTTACATGGTGCAAGGACAGCAAGGAGGCGTCAGGCTTTCAATCGGTGGCGCTAGATTCAATCAGCGAGGTTGCCGAAGTGGTGCTGGCTTTTGAGATGAAAAAATCCAAAGATGGCCGCGCAGCCTACGGTGAAATGAACACCACCATGCAAGAGTTGATCAGGGCGTTTCGTGATTTGCCAGGCAAGCATGTCTACATGAGCGCCAAGTTGGAGAAGTCCACGGACGAGATGGGCAAGATGCTTTACAACCCTGGCATGCCAGGCAAGAGCCTGACCCAAGGTCTGCCCTACTTCTTTGACGAAGTACTAGCACTACGTGTAGAGCGCGATGGCGAGGGCGTCACCCAACGTGCGCTGATGTGCGATAGCGATGGATTGTGGTTGGCCAAGGACAGGTCGGGCAAGCTGGAGGCTTGGGAAGCGCCAGACCTTGGCGCAATCATTGAGAAGATCGGGGGCAAGGCATGAAACACGATCAAGCATTTCCTGTTCATTACAACGGCCATGAGGGCATGACATTGCGGGATTACTTTGCGTCTAAGGCCATGCAATTGATCATGGCCGAAACAATAAGTTCAGATTCAGAAATAACTGATGATGAAGTTGCGCTTGCTTCTTATCGTATGGCTGAGGCTATGTTGAATGCGAGGGAACTATGAGCGACCTAGAAACCCTAAGCGCAGATTGGCTGCGCTACAAAGCTCTTGAGGAGCGCACGGTAGTCGAGCGCCGCAAAATTGAAGACCAGATTGTCAAAGCCCTGCGCTTGCCTGATGCCTTTGAGTCCACTGAGACAGCAGAGCCAGATGGCTATGTGGTCAAAATCTCAGGCCGCATTGACCGCAAGGTTGACTCGGAGAAGTTGCAGATGCTGGCTACCGAGTCAGGCTTGATCGAACATCTGGCGACATTGTTTCGCTGGAAGCCAGAGCTTAACCTGACGCTCTGGAAATCAGCAGACGAATCCATTACCAAGCATTTGGCTGGTGCAATTACGGCCAAGCCTGGCCGTCCCTCTTTCAAAATCACTATTAAGGAATAAACAACATGGCTTTTCTCACCGAGACTTTTGACGTTAACGAGTTGCCTGTTGGCAACGCTGGCAACTTTGAACCGCTGCCTGCTGGTTGGTACACATGTACCATCAGCCAAGCTGAGTTAAAAGACACCAAGGCTGGCAATGGTCAGTACATCAAGCTGCGCTATGACATCACTGGCCCGAGCCACCAAGGTCGTGTTGTGTTTGGCAATCTCAACATCAAGAACGCCAATCCAAAGGCCGAGGAGATCGGACGCCAGCAACTTGGCGAGATCATGCGTGCGATTGGGCTAGCGAAGGTTGCCGACACTGATCAATTGATTGGCGGTCAGATCAGCATCAAGCTGGACATTAAGCAGGACGCACAGTATGGCGCAAGCAACGAAGTGCGGGGGTTTAAGTCGGTGTCTGGGAGCATAGCGCCAGCCGCTACAGCAGCACCAGCCTCTGCGCCAGCCGCTGCCAAGGCTGCGCCACCTTGGGCTAAGAAGTGATTTTCGGGGGGAAAGCGGATGCTGGTGTCGCAACCCGCGTCACGCGATTCGGCGCATACCGTGTTGCAAACAGTGCAGCGAGTACCCCCACCTAAAAAAAAGCCCCGCACCGATAAAAGTGCGGGGTTCAAGATCAATCAAGGAGAGAACAAGTGATTATTCCCCAACCAGATAATACCATTGCCGCGCTTGTTGACAAGCACCACGAGTCAAAGCCCGAGAAGCCAAGGCCGCACCTTGGGGCTAGTACGCTAGGCCACGCTTGTGACCGCTGGCTGTGGTTGTCGTTCCGGTGGGCGGTGCAGCCTGAGTTCTCTGGCCGGATTCTTCGTCTGTTCCGCAGGGGGCAGAACGAGGAGGCCACCATCATCAGTGACTTGCGTGCCATTGGGCTTGATGTCCGCAAGGTGTCTGCCCAGCATAGGGTTGACTTTGGAGGCCATGTCTCTGGCAGTTTGGATGCCATCATTGACAAGGGCGTGCCAGAAGCACCAAAGGCCAAGCATGTGGCCGAGTTCAAGACGCACAGCAAGAAGTCCTTTGATGCGCTGGTCAAAGATGGCGTGGAGAAGGCCAAGCCCGAGCATTTCACCCAGATGCAGGTGTACATGCAGGGCACTGGCATTGACCGTGCGCTCTATGTCGCCATTTGCAAGGACGATGACCGCATTCACACCGAGCGCGTGAAGTTTGACAAGGAAGTCTCAGAAAAAGCGGTGCGCCGAGGCCATTACATTGCACTGGCCGAGCGTATGCCCGAGCCGATCAGCACTGACCCAAGCTGGTATCAGTGCAAGTTCTGCGATGCGTACAAGTTCTGCCACGAAACCAAGACCACCAAGCATGTCAATTGCCGCACCTGTGCTAACGCTACGCCAATGCCTGATTCAACTTGGCACTGCGCTAAGTGGAACGATGTGATACCAGTGGATGCACAGCACAAGGGTTGTGAGAGCCATGTTCTGCACCCAGACCTAGTGCCTTGGCAACGCAAGGACGGGCCGGACGAGTGGACTGCCGTGTACGAGATCAACGGCGTCAACATGGCAAACGGTGACCCAGCGCAAGAGGGCGTCTGGGGTAGCACAGAACTGCTGGCTAATGCCGAGGCTTGCGCTAGTGGTGATCCTTTGATTGCTGAGATGCGCCAGATTTGGAATGCGCGGGTGGTGGGATGAGATATTTATCCGTTTGCTCTGGCATTGAGGCCGCAACAGTCGCTTGGCATCCGCTTGGATGGGAGGCTGCGGCTTACTCTGAGATTGAAAAATTCCCATCAGAGGTGCTTGCACACCATTACCCAAACACGCCCAATGTGGGCGACATGACCAAATTTAAGGAGTGGACAAATGTCTCAGATGTCGATGTTCTCGTTGGAGGAACTCCCTGCCAATCATTCTCAGTCGCCGGACTCAGAAAAGGATTGGATGACCCTCGTGGCAACCTCATGCTTACATACCTTGCCATTGCTGCAAAGTATCGGCCCAAGTGGCTGGTTTGGGAGAATGTCCCCGGCGTCCTATCCTCTAACGGAGGACTCGACTTTGCCAGCCTCCTTCGAGGGATGGGCGAACTCGGGTATGGGTTCGCATACAGAATTCTTGACGCTCAGTACTTCGGAGTGGCCCAACGCCGCCGCCGTGTGTTCGTTGTCGGATACCTTGGAAACTGGCGACCTGCCGCAGCGGTTCTTTTTGAGCGCCACAGCATGTGCGGGTATCCTGCGCCGAGCAGAGAAAAGGGGCAAGGTGCTACCAGAAGCGCTAGAACAAGCCCTTCAGTCGGTAGCCTTTGCGCCCGAACAGGGCAAAGCATAAGCGTTCAAGATGCTGCACAGGGTCACTTGATGGCAACTTGGCCAGCTGAAGTCGCTCCAACTATTGACGCACATTTTGGCGATAAGCAAGGTTTGGAAAATCAGCATATCAACGGGGGGGGGGGGCTGTTTACCCTTGGTAAGCAAATGCCTGATTACCAAGACCCGCATGGATGCAGAAACAGAGACATTGATTCCTACAACAGGGGGTCACTTTAGCTACGAACCAATTGCCCTCGCAGAAAACACTATAGGACGCAAGCCTGAGAACGGCGGCAACCATGATGGGTTTACTGAGGGCGGCCCGATGTACACATTGAATGCCACAGGTGTGCATGGGGTGGCGCAAGCAATCCCCATTGACACGATGAACCACATTGGCAGAGGCGACAAGCACAGCATGGGTGACTTTGTACCTAGCGCACCAAGTTACACATTGACTAAGGGGCATAGCCATGCGGTGGCGCAGCCGATTGCCTTTGAGCCAGGCAAGATGAAGAGGCTTGGTCATGGCGATGCTAAAGATGGTCTTACCCCAACACTTAGGGCAAATGCTGGAGACAATCAATTGGCAGTAGCATTTCCTTGGCAGTCAGCCTTAGACCCAATTGGTAACCCAGTTGATCTCAGCGGCACATTGGTGAAAAACCAGACTATGGCTTGCATGACCGCCATGCAGGTGCGCAGGCTCTCTCCAAAGGAATGCGAGCGTTTGCAGGGCTTTCCAGACAACTACACCGACATCAAGCTCAAGGGCAAGCCAACGCCAGACGGGCCACGCTACAAGGCTTTGGGCAACAGCATGGCCGTGCCTGTGATGGCATGGATTGGCAAAAGAATCCAAGAGGTAGAAGCAATCAATGCTCCGTGACTACCAACAGCGAACCATAGACCAGCTCTACGCATGGTTTGAGGAGGGCGGCAAGGGTAATCCTTGTTTGGTGTTGCCCACCGGATCAGGCAAGAGCCACATTGTGGCAGCGCTGTGCAAGGACGCCTTGCAGAACTGGCCTGAGACTCGGGTGCTGATGCTGACCCATGTGAAGGAATTGATTGAGCAGAACGCTGAGAAGATGCGCCAGCACTGGCGCGGCGCTCCGATGGGCATCTACAGCGCAAGCATTGGCCGCAAGGACTTGGGCGAGCCGATCACCTTTGCTGGTATCCAGTCTGTGCGTACTAAGGCCAAGCAGTTAGGCCACACCGATCTGGTGATCATTGACGAGTGCCACTTGGTCAATCACAAGGACGAGGGCGGCTACCGCACGCTGCTGGAGCAGCTCAAGGCCATCAACCCTGCGCTGCGGGTGGTGGGATTGACGGCCACGCCTTACCGGCTGGGGCATGGCCTCATCACCGACAAGCCAGCGCTGTTTGACGCATTGATAAATCCTATCAGCATCGAGGAGTTGATTTACAAGGGCTATCTATCAACCCTGCGCTCCAAAACCACCAAGGCCAAGCTGGATGTAACTGGCGTGCATAAGCGTGGTGGTGAATTTATTGAGTCTGAGTTGCAGGCTGCGGTGGACACGGACGATCAGAACCAGAAGGTGGTGCGCGAGGTGGTGGCATTGGCCGGTGACCGCAAAGCGTGGCTGGTGTTTTGCGCTGGCGTAAAGCATGCACAGCACGTTGCAGAAGTCT